AGGTTAGTCATATAAGTTGTATTTACTTTATTTATAACTTCAATAAATTGTGGTATTTGAGGCAATTGTGTATTTAATTTCATATTAAAAATTTCCTTCAAAAAACCCGCGCTTTTGCGCCACCCAAAAATCATTTTTCGGTCCACCATCAAATAATGACTCATTGACTTCTTCATCGTGGACGTCATCGCCTGTACTCATCAATCCAAACGGTAGCATTTGTTGTTCGAGCATCTTCTCATTTTGCTCATAGATTTGCATACGAATATCGATATTTGTAATTTCTTTCAGATATGGTTGTGTAGTCAACCAAGCAAAGAGAACACAACACATCGCCATATCATCATTACCATCTTCGGCTTCGTAAGACTGATTACCTTTTAAGGTGTTCTTGAGTGAGAAACGGCTTAATTCATAGATAGTATCATAGTCATAAATTAAAAACTTGTCAGATTCGACAAGAGTCTTGAGAGTAGCACATCCAATTCTTTTGACTTGCTTTGATGTTTTCACTCCGTAGTGTGTAGTGGTAGCAAAACCTCCTGATAAACTCTGTCCTGTTCTGCCGTTATTTGCAGTCACCAAAACTCCGTCATATTCAAGATCGTAGTGTAAGATGTCAGCAACTTGCTGACCAATATCATTTGTTTCGACAAGAACAAGAGCATCATTATATTTGACTGCAGCACCATAGATAATGTTTGGATATATCAATGGAGATATTAGATTATTTCGAAACGCAGCGACTTGTCGATATGGCATCGTCGATACGTTGACGACAATGAAAGCAGAATAGTCGGCGCCAGCTCCTCGAGCAGTATCAACTACGATGGCATAGATTGTATCTTTCTCTGGATCTTCGTAGATCTTCAATCCGCCATCTGCTTGAGCAATCGGTTGTTTATAAACCATATTACGAAGCTTTGTAGGATGAATTAGAGTATTCGAAGAACCGAGGAACTCACACTCATATTCTTGTCTGAACTGATCTTCAGACGTATTGCTGATCGTCTCTTCTCTCCATGCCTCGTCACGACCAGGAATCTGTGACCAGTGAACATCGACACGCGCATAAGCATTGCGACCTTCTTCTGACTCGGTCCAGATACGATAGAACATGTTCATACCGTTCGGTGTCGAAGTAATTAAAACTTTCGAACTTTGTCCAGATGAAATGGTAGGATAAACAGAGGCGAAGAACTCGTCTTGAATGTTGGTCGGAACGAAGGCAAACTCGTCGAGATATACCATATTCTGAGAAGTACCACGAATCGCAGAAGATGAGGTCGCCGAGGCAAGGATTTCTGATCCGTTCTCGAGCTTAATGTTACCCTTATTCCATTCTGTCACGCCCATCTGAAGCCATTTCGGAAGATGCTCGAACATCAACTGAATACGGCCAAGGATTTCTCTTGCTTGCCTATCTTTGTTGGCCAGAATAGCGATCGAATATTCTTCGTTGAATATGATCTTCCATAGTAGATATGCGGCAACTGTCGTCGTTTTACCGACCTGACGAGGCATCTTACAGATGACAAATCGATTCTCTTCGAATGCAAGAATCATTTCTTTTTGAAATTCCCAGAGCGGGAACATAATCAGACCTTTGTCGATGTTGACGATCTTACAGTAAGTTAAGATGAAATGAAGAGGATCATCAGAGCACTTGATATACTCGGAAACTTGCTCAGGAGTATACTCGACTTTTGTATCGGCTCTCTTTAATCGGGGATTACCTAAGTAATTTTCACTCGCCATCTTTATGCCGCTTTAGATATTTTTGTAATTCGGCAGTCGAACCAACAAAAAGATTGTTTGTGACTTGTTGAGCTGTAGCAGTTGGATCATCTTCCATCAGTTTTTTCTTTTTGACTTGTAAATCGAGAAGATCTTTACTTGCTCCAACCATCGTATTCATCATTCCAGCAAGTACTTCGTATGCTCTTGGATGCTGGCTTTGTTTCGCCACATCCATTAGATCGAAGAGAGCTTCTTGCCCTTTATTAATGACTTCCATCATATTCTCGCGAGCAAATTCAAAGTCTGCATTTACTTGCGTAGTAATCTTTTTTTCAATCACAGCTGGAAGAGTTTCGCCTGAGGCGATGTTTAAAAATTTATCAAGATCATTTTTCATTAGATATTCTCAGTAATTGTATTGATAAAGCCATAGTTATCTGTACTTATAATTTCATCATAAGCAATACTTGCAGCAACATTGCTCGTAGCAACTCCATTCGCCGTGAGTCCAGGACGAGAAGCGACTACGATCGTATTCGATGTGTTGGTAGTGTTTCCAATCGCGACATCTTCAGGAAGTCTGAATGTTGTTTCTGCGAGTTTAATTAATTTTGATTTTTTCGATGGACCATATAGGTAGCCTTTTAATGTAAAGCTAAGTGTCCAAATCATTGCTCTTCTTTGTTCGAAGTTGCCTTCATACTGATCTTGCGAAGAGATGCTATTCAGAACGATAGGAATATCACGAGCACTGTCGACTTCTGGTACAACATTGACACTCACAGTAAATGCAGGCGTAAAATAAGGCACGATCTGTTCTACGATTCTTGTACCATCTTCGGAGTTCTTGACTAAGATGCTCATCTCGAATTGCATGTCATATGGAACTGGTTGATACTGATACTTGACTTCATCGTCAGTACCAGCAGTTGCAGATTGCTTTGTGAGTTTATTCAGAGTGTTTAACTTACGAGTAGGATCATACTCGAGCGATGTCATTTCAAAAGAGATTCGAGGAAGAACAATCGCAACTTGATTATCCATGGTTGGATTTTGATCGAGTCGGGCAAGCACTTTTTCTTTTGGTCCATATGTCAGAGGAACTTTCAGAGTCTGAAGTACTTCTCCAGTCGCGCTCAGTCGATTGATATAGATATCATTAAAGACAGTACCAAACACAATGATGTATTTTCTTAGACTATCGTGATTCCACGTTCTTCCAAACATTTAGACTTGTCCTTCACTAAACGGGTCAACTTGTGTCCAATCAAGAATACTATCGCCGTCTGTTTCAAGTTCGGTATTATCTTCGAAAGAATCACCAGCCTGTGTACTAAAGTTGTAGCCACCTTGTATGATAGGAGCTCCTTCTTGTGTACTCAGAAGAAAACCGCTTGTTGTCATAATTCCATATACGTCGAGAGCCAAGCTAAGAGTTCTTTGAATGTTATCGATAGTATCGATACCCGTATTCAACTTCTCACCGCTATATTCAAACATCTCGCAAACGAGATCATACATCTGAATAGATCCCATCTGATAAAAGACAGGAGTTTTATTCACATACTTGACATACATCAAACGATCTGCCATTGAAAGATAAATTAAATCTCCTTCTTGTGGACGATCGATCATCTCGAGATTGCCAATCTCATCCATAAAGTTACGAACAGAGACAGTAAATGTAACCTGATCACGAATTTCAAGACCAAATTTTGACAAGAACTGCCCGTCACCTTCATAACTCTCGTAACTGCGAATATACATGTCAATTAAATAGTTACTGTTGTATTGTGATAATGCATCTTCTCCGTATATTTCATCTTTTTCTATTATCGTACGTGGGCAATAGAAGACATCATGCCCGTACATACGAATAGATTCGAGAACAAGATCCTCGATTAAGATCTGCTCTTGACTATTCGTAAAGTTATTGAAATAGAAATTGGTTGTCACAGGGTTAACCTATCATATCAAGAACCGGAAGGGAATAAGATGAAATCATTTCTTGTTCCAGCTTAGTTCTTGCGTCGACCGCGTCATTATAGATTTTCTCTCCGTTAAACTGTACTCCACCGGGTAAAGTCATGCCAGTAAACTTCGTAAGATTCGAACCCCACTGTTCTTTAATGAGAGTCGTGGCATAGTTTTGAAGCCAACGATCGTTATATGCATCTGTATAAGTTTCTGGATCGACGACTTCGTAAGCTTCAACAAGTAAAAATGAACCGACGGCAACTGTGTTCCAGTCCATGTCGACATGTAATCGATCTTTATGGCGAGAATAGCGAATTGGTTGTTTGCCGACTAAAAGTTCTGTCATGAGTGCAAGATGTTCCATGACCATGTAGTATGGAACGAGAGATACATTTGTGAGAGTATAAATATCGTTCAGAGCTATTTGATAACGAATATTGAAAAGATCGTCAGAGCTTATCGAAGGATCTCCCATCGAGAAGACGCTAACTGCACCGATAATATTTTCTGGAAGAGTAATATATTTGTTTGTGACATCTGTGTCAGTGATTGCATGCTTATAGTATATTTTTTCTGAACCATCAAAGTGATAGTCATACCAGTAACGAATCGCTTCGTCGATACGATCATCGACCTGATCATCGTCGACGTTGATTTCAATGACTGGTTTGCCGAGCTTCCGAAGGCAATACTCTTTAAATGTCGCTTTTGTAGTAGGAGTTGCCATCGAATACCCTCTTTTACTATATTTATCCTTTAGTTATTTATAAGCAATATAAATACAACGAGTACAGCATGAGGACTTGAAACATTATGAACTTAGACTTGATGATTATCGATAACTTTTATATCAATCCCGACTCCGTCAGAGCCTTTGCTTTGACTCAAGACTTTAACGTCACGGGCAACTATCCAGGAAAACGAACACTTTCATTCTTGACACAAGACGTCAAGGACTGCATTCAGCATTGGATGAATCCAATTGGAAAGATTTCGAATTGGTATGAAGATTCATACACGGGTGCTTTTCAATACGCTACTGCTTTCGATCGAACATGGATTCACTGCGATCATACGAGTATGTGGGCTGGCGTATGTTATTTGTCACCAGATGCTCCGCATACTGCTGGCACAGGATTGTTTCGACATAAGGAAACAGGAGAGTATCGATCTGCAAAGAACGATCACGAGGCAAATGATTATACCAAATGGGATAAAATCGACATCGTAGGTAACAAGTACAATCGCTTGATTCTTTATAGCGGAGATCTCTTCCATGCCAGTTTAGATTATTTTGGCAAAGACT